AGGTGGAAAGTCTTGTCCTATATGACATAGTATGTGTTCTATTACAGGAACACAAAAGCCATTACCTAGCATCTTTAGTCTTTGGGTATTGCTTATAGTACCATCACCTATAGTCCAATCTTCACAACCTTGTAAGCGTTCTGCTTCTCTTACAGTTAGCTTTCTCACAGTAGGGTGTTCATAGACCATAAAGTTTGGCTTAGTTTCTAAGCAATTACTCTTGTGCTTCATATTTCGCCCTCTTCGTGTCTTAGAGTTCGGAAAGGTGTAATCAAAGGCATCACCATTTTCTATGTCTGTATAGCCTTTTTTCGTAGCCTCTGGCACTCTCAAAACTACATTGTCTTTCTCAACTGTAGTAAGTGTATTAGTTTTGCCATCATCACGAATCTCTAATTGTTGGACATATTTAGCATCTGGGTTTTTATCATCCCTAAAACCTTGCTCGTTAATCTTACGACCTCTCCAAGCACCACATTTAATTTCATAGAGTCCAGTTTTTCCACCTTGTCCACCACCATTAGCAGTTAAGCATTTAGATTTTTGGTCAATTGAATAAACTCTAGTAGCTTGTGCAGGTTTATTGCCTACATAACCTAAAACTCCAGTAGTGTTTCCGTTTGGCTTGTAGTATGGTTCACGATATATGATTTCAGACTCAACATTTGGCTCCAATATGTCCTTTAACATAATGCCCTTGTCCTCTGGTTGAGTAATGTGAAAGTTTGCCCAGAAACATCTTTTTCTTGATTGAGCAGACACTAATGAAGCATCAATTTCAACATGCTTAACACCAATAATATTGTCTAACAATTCTAGCCATTCAGTTTTCATTCTGACATTTTCAAATATCCAATACTTTGGCTTTACTTTTTTCATTAACTCTAAGGCAGGTATTAATAAACCAGAGCGTTCATCTTCTAGTCCTAATCTTTTGCCAGAATTACTAAAGCCTTGGCATGGTGAACCAAGAACCATCAAATCACATTCGCCAATGTCATCAACATTAGCATCCATAATGTCACCCATGTGTTCCATATTAGGAAAATTAAATGATGTTAAATCAATAGCATGTTTGTCAATCTCAAAACTTTTATATGACTTAATTTTTACTTTCTGATTTATTAAAGCAATCATAAGTCCTTCCATTCCACCAAAGCAAGATACAACTCTGATTCCATCTGGGTACATTTCGTTAAGTAAATTATTCATTAGCTATTTGCCTTAAAAAGACGAACTGCCATTGACTCTGAACAAACAAATTTATCATTAGTTTTGATGTCTTGTATAACAAAAGGTTTTTTTCTTGCTCGTTTTTTAAAACCAACTAATTTAAATTTTCTACCTGATTCAGTAGCAACAATAGAAGCATCAAGATTAAAAGCATATGGACTTGTTTGTCTATAGTCTAATTCTGCTTCTAACGATTTTTCTTCTTCCGTTTTAGCATTAGATAAAGATATCCTAAAACCCGTAAACTTAAATGAGTCATCATCATAAGTTGCGTTGCCTAATTCAAATTTTAAATTGTTATCTTCCATGATGTCAGACAATGAGTCTTTGATTATTTGACGAACTTGTTTAATAGTTTCTGGGTTTATCTCTGTAATGTTATATTTAGTTTTCATTTTATCCTCTAGGTTAGTCCAACAAAATGTTGGGTTGTATTTATTATAGAGAATGTTTTTAATAATTGCAACCTAAAGTGTATAACATTTTAAAACACGATTTGTTTTTTAGGTTTGGTAAACGCTCTTAGGGGGTTTTAAAGAATGATCGTTTTGGTCAAATAATGGTCCATATGGTTGTTGTCTATATGAGAATCGTTATTATTATCATTATCATTTGAATTTAAGATCCTGGGAGCATTGTAAAAATCCAGGTTGTAAAGTTGTTGTAAAAATTGATAACAAATACAGGTTAATTTATTGAGTGTGTCAAAAGTGTATATTTCGATCGAAGGTTCTTTTTTTCGTGTATATTAATTAGTGTCAATTTTGACAATTTTTAAAGGAATAAAATTATGGATGAATTAACACTAAAATTTTTAAAGAGTTTTGTTGATAACAAATTGAATCAGACAAGATGTACCGACCCTTTTATGTGGTCAAGGGTTCATGACTATATTACAAAACAACTAAACCAATTAAAGGAGGTAAAAAAATGATATATGAAGAACTAACAGAGTCACAAATGCATCACACCTTAATGAGTGATGAATATGCAAACTGGACATATGAACAGGCACAGGGCATAGTTGACTTTTTTATGGACATGTATGGTGATGATGAAAATTATCAATGGGATGTCGTTGCCATTCGTTGTGAGTTCTCTGGCTATGAAAGCATAGAAGAGGCAGAGGATAATTACATACTTGATGAAGATGAATCACTAGAGGAAGTGACACTAGTGATTTTTTGTGATGATGGTCATGTAGTTGTACAAGATTATTAATAATAAGGAGATAAATAAAATGCATATAAATAATTTAAATTATAGAGATAGAGATTTCTTGAAGTCTTTAATTGTGGCTAGTCAAGAAGTAATCATTAATCAATATCAACACCATATAAATCAATTTGAAAATATTGATTCTGAGTTGTTTGAAAAATTGGCTAATGTTGACTTAACAATAAAGTACCAATCACCACAAGGTGTGTCCATTGGCTATGATAAAAAAATGGATGCATTGACTCAAGATTTTTGTAATTTACTAGAGAGAATAAAAAGACAAGGAGAACATTCTGGTTATCTTGATATGTGTGGTCACTTAGTTGTGAATGAGTTAGTTGACCCTTATGAAATTAGAGATGTCATGGACATGTATGGCATAGATGCTCATGAACTAAAAGAACAGGTTTTTGATTACTGTGAAGATGAAAGAACAACAGACTATTTTAAAGAGTTGTATATTGAAATGGACTTGTCTTGTTCATGGTGTGAAGAGGAATTTGACGACTCTGGAGTTTGTCAGAATACTGAGTGTGATGAGTGTGATGATGCCTATCTTTCAGAAGAGCAAATTGAAGAAAAATATGGCGATAATTAAATAACTAACAAGGAGAAAAGAACCCCCTTTATTGGGGGTTTTTTTTGGTCTACAAAATATGCCAAAATTGAGATTATTAAAAAGACATAGCAATATAAGCCTAAATAACAAAGTACCGAAATATCTAAAATATGGAAATATTAGAGCATATTACAAATATAGTATTACATCTATTTAATTTATAAGCTAAACTCTAAAGTATCACTTCAACCGATAAACAAAAGCCTTTCTTTACAGAGGCTTTTTTATTATCTCTAACCTAATTAATAACTAAATAATTAACTCTTCTAATATCTAAAATTTGATAGCTTAAATGATGGCAGCCAATCAGATAATTATGTCAATTAATTTAAGATCGGTATTAAAGGAAATAATAAAAAGATTGAAAAATATTTATTATCCGACATTTTTATTTTTATATTTTCATTTGTAATTTTTGTCATTATTGTCATAAAAATATTGAATAACCTAGTAATTTAGTAAAGTATTATGTGTTTCTTGTCAGTAAAGTTTATTTCCCCTGGATCAATTGATAATGATAATCATTCGCATTAGAGGGGCCATACCCCCTACAAAATTAAAATTTGTCTTAGACTATAACCCCAGACACAAAAAACAGAATTTCAAAAAAATTTGACTTTTAACACTATAAACTATGTCAGAAAAGAAAAAAAGAGGTAATCCTAACTTTTATAAAGGAATGCCATCTTTAAATCCTGCAGGAAAACCTAAAGGTACGATGAATAAATATGCTGCTCTCTCAAGAGAACTTATGAATGAAAACGCAGTAGAAATTGTAGCTACAGTTCTGCAAAAAGCTAAAGATGGAGATGTGCATTGTTTAAAAATGTGCATGGATAGAATATTACCTGTACAAAAAGCTATAGATCCGAATAGAACAAAAAATGATGCCCAAGTTATTATTAATGTTGCTTCTATAGAGTCTATAAAACAAAAAGCTAGTGAATATGACGAGGCTAAGTTAGTAGAGCCAGAAGAAAAGACTGACGATGAAATAATTGTTAATGTAGCAAAAAATGGCTGAACTAAATATTGATTTGCATCCTGCTCAGTTGCAAATATTTAATTCTAAAAAGAGATTTAAGATTGTAGCTGCTGGCAGACGATTTGGCAAGTCTTATTTGTCTGCTTGGATGTTACTCATTAATGCTATACAGTCTGAATCTAAAGATGTGTTTTATATTGGGCCTACTTTTCAACAAGCCAAAGATATTATGTGGGCAATGTTAAAAGACTTAGGTAAAGACCTCATAGCACAAGCACACGAAAACACAGCAGTTCTTACACTAATTAATGGTCGCAAAATATATCTAAAGGGAAGTGATCGGCCAGATACACTTCGCGGTGTGGGCCTGGCATTTTGTGTACTTGATGAATATGCCTCAATGAAACCACAAGTCTGGGAACAAATCATAAGACCTACGCTTTCAGATGTGCAAGGCGGTGCTTTATTTATTGGAACTCCTGCTGGTAAGAATCATTTTTACGATTTGTATCGAGATGCGTTTGAAGATGAAGATTGGGATGCGTTTCAGTTTACATCAACCGATAATCCGTTTATACCAGAAACTGAAATTAAGGCTGCCAGTAAAACGATGTCATCTATGTCATTTAGGCAAGAATTTGAGGCATCTTTTGAAACTAACTCTGGCGGCATATTTAAAGAAGAATGGTTTGAGAAATCTGAGGAGCCAGAAGAAGGCTCGTATGTTATAGCAGTAGATCCTGCTGGTTTTGAGTCTATCGAAAAAGAACGAAATCTAAAAAGATCGAGATTGGACGAAACAGCGATTGCAATTGTTAAAATAGATCGTGATAAGTGGTGGGTCAAAGACATACTACATGGTCGTTGGAATGTAAAAGAAACCGCCAAAAAAATTCTTTCATCTGCGATGAAGGTAGA